AGTTTAGATACTTCTGATTTATCCTCTTTTACTAATTGGTCAAGTCTTGATGCTGCTAAAGTACAAGGTTGGGTAGAAGCTGCACTTGGTTCTGATGAAGTTACAAGACTAAAAAGAGTGATAGATGCACAGATAGCAGAGAAAGTTACACCAACAAGCGTAACTAAAACACTAGGCTAAATTATGGAACAACAATATTTTGTAAATATACTTCAACTTATAGATGTCTCTACAGAGAGAGGTGCCTGGAAAGGTGCTGAAATAGAAGCCATAGCTATGTTGCGAAAACAAACTATGGAACAGATACAAAAAATGGCAGAGGAGTCTGAAAAAGAAGAACCTCAATTAGAGTCTGTAACTAAGAAAGTCGGAGAAAGAAAATGAAGTGGTTGAAGAATCTTTGGAACAAAATTAGAGGTGTAGAAGAAAAAATAGTAAGAGCTAGGACTGAGGAAGGCAAATTTGTAGCCGATGATAAGTCTACTCCTAATATTAATGAGGCTTATACAACTAAAACTGTAAAGAAAAAGAAAAAGAAGTAATGTGCAATGGCTTTAGAAAAATTTATACTTCGACCTGGAATAAACCGAGAGGGCACAGACTATTCTAATGATGGCGGATGGTTTGACGCTAACTTTGTAAGATTTCGTAAAGGCCTCCCTGAAAAAATAGGTGGATGGGCTAAAGCTGTTACAAGCACTTTTTTAGGTACTTCAAGAGCCCTACATGCGTGGGTAGACCTTGCCTTAACTAAATTTTTAGGTATAGGTACAACTTTTAAATACTATATAAAAGAAGGTGGAAATTTTTATGATATAACACCTTTAAGAGTTACAACAGCTGCAGGCGATGTAACTTTTGCAGCTACTAATGGTAGTTCTACTATAACAGTAACTGATACAAGCCATGGAGCTGTCACTAATGATTTTGTTACTTTTAGCGGAGCGTCTAGTTTAGGAGGTAACGTAACTGCTGCTGTATTAAACCAAGAATATCAAATTCTTTTAGTTACGGGAACAAACACATATACCATAACAGCTAAAGATACTTCTGGAGCTACAGTCACGGCAAACGCTAGTGATAGTGGTAACGGAGGTAGTTCAGTAGTAGGTGCATATCAAATAAATGTTGGATTAGATACTTTTGTTGAATCTACAGGATGGGGAGCAGGCACTTGGGGAGCAGGCACTTGGGGCTCTAGCACACCAATAACAGCTTCTAATCAATTACGTATTTGGTCACATGATAACTTTGGTGAAGATTTGGTTATTAATGTGAGAGCAGGTGGCGTATTTTATTATGATACAAGTGCGGGCACGTTGGGCACAACAAGAGCTACGGCGTTAAGTGATTTAGCTGGAGCAAACTTAGCTCCGACTAAAGCTTTACAAGTTTTAGTTAGCGACGTAGATAGACACGTAATTTGTTTTGGTGCAGATCCAATATCAGGAACTTCTCGCACAGGAAACATTGATCCTATGTTTATTGCTTTTAGTGACCAAGAAAACATAACTGAGTGGGAACCTTTGCCTACGAATACAGCAGGGTCATTAAGACTTTCTGCAGGCTCATCTATTATAGGAGCTATTAGGGCTAGACAAGAAACGTTAGTGTGGACAGACACGTCCTTGTATTCCATGACTTTTATAGGTCAGCCTTTTACTTTTGGTATTAATTTAGTAAATGAAGGCGTAGGACTAATATCTCCTAATGCTCCTATAAACTCACCTAGAGGAATATTCTGGATGGATAAAAAAGGCTTCTATACTTACAACGGTCAAGTTTTAGATGTGCCCTGCACTGTTCAAGACTATGTGTTTAGTGATTTTAACGAGGGACAGTCATTTCAAACTTTCGGATTTTTAAATAAAGAGTTCGACGAAGTAGGTTGGTTTTATTGTTCAAGCAGCGCATCTACAATAGATAGGTACGTAGTCTACAACTATGAAGAAAAACTATGGACAATTGGTCAACTTAACAGAACCTCTTGGATAGATGAAGGCATTTTTGATAGTCCTATGGCAACTTCTTCTGGGATTTTATATAACCATGAAACGGGCAACGATGATGATGGTTCTCCTATGGACAACGTATTTATAGAGTCTAGTGATTTTGCGCTTGGTAACGGAGAGCAGTTTCAAGCTATTAGTAGAATAATACCTGACGTAAAATTTACGGGAAATGGAGGATCAGGCCAAACAATTAATTTTGTATTAAAGCAGAGAGACTTTCCAGGAGATAGTTTAGTTACTGAATCCACTAACACTTGCACGGCTTCCACAACAAAAATAGATACAAGACTTAGGGCAAGGCAAGCAGCTCTTAGAATAGAATCAGATGATGATAATTCTGTAGGAGCTAGATTAGGGGTAGGTTTTAGAATAGGAGCTACTCGTATGGATTTAAAAGTTAATGGTAGAAGATAATGAGTAAATTATTAGAAACAAAACTACCTGTAGCCATAGGAGAAATATCTCCTGAAACTTTTAACAGACTAGTCAGAGTATTAGAGCTTAGTCTAAATAAAGTAGATATAGACTCCACTCTGTCTGTAAATGAGACACAACGTAACAACAACCAGTTTCAACAAGGCGATATTATATGGAATCTAACTGCTCAAGAACTCCAGCTTTGGACGGGTAAGGAGTGGATAAGTCTGTACGAACGAAGAGAGTTTGGAGTAGAGGCTACTGCGTCTTTGGGCAAACTTACAGTATCAACAAATGGAGCCACCTCTATAAATATATAATGGATAGAAGCAAGCTAGTAGAAGAACTAATTAAAGACGAGGGCTATAAATACGAGATATATTTAGATCACCTTGGTTATCCTACTTTTGGAGTGGGACATTTAGTGTTAGAAACGGATGAAGAATATGGACAACCTGTTGGCACACCTGTTTCAGAAAAAAGAATTTTAGAATGCCTCAACAACGACATAGATATAGTTTGCAAAGAGCTAGATCAAAACATGACTTGGTGGAGTGAGTTGGACGACACTAGGCAACGTGTACTAGCTAATATGGCGTTTAACTTAGGCTTGCCTAGACTAGGAAAATTTAAAAAGTTTTTGGCTGCAGTGCAAGAACAAGACTGGGAAAAAGCAGCTGTAGAAATGATGGATAGCAAGTGGGCTACTCAGGTTGGAAACCGAGCGGTAAGATTAAAAGAGAAAATGTTGAATGGCTAAAAGAACTAAAAAGAAAGTAAAAAATGTGTCAAACTATAAAAAGAAACTGAGGAGACCATAATGAGTTTATATAGAAATATACATAAGAAAAGAGCATCAGGACGAAAAATGAGGAAGAAAGGAGCCAAAGGTGCGCCTAAGGCTAGTGATTTTAAAAGAGCAGCTAGAACTGCAAAAAGGAGAAAATAATGGCAAAGAAACTGTCACCGAAACAAAAGAAAATAGCTAGAGTAGCTAAGCCTCGTAACAAGATTACAGGAGCTGATTTTAAAAAACTTAGAGCAGGTAAGAAGAGGAGAAAATAATGGCCCCTAGAAAAAAACCAGCAAAGAGAAGAAAAAGCACCAAGAAAAAAAGTGGAGCCACTCCTACTAATCCAGCTTTGTACGCAAGAGTAAAAGCAGAAGCTAAAAGAAAATTTAAGGTGTACCCCAGTGCATATGCAAATGGCTGGTTAGTGCGCACATACAAGAAACGTGGAGGCGGTTATAGGTAATGCCTAAGAAAAAACGCGACCCCAAGAAAGGCACAGGTAAGAAACCTAAAGGTAGTGGAAGAAGGTTGTATACTGATGAAAACCCAAAAGATACAGTTAGTATTAAATTTGCAACTCCTGCAGATGCAAGAGCTACAGTCGCGAAAGTTAAAAAAGTTAAAAAACCATTTGCTAGAAAAATACAAATATTAACTGTTGGAGAACAAAGAGCTAAAGTTATGGGTAAAACACAGGTAGCAAGTATATTTAAGAAAGGTAAAGAATCTATTAGGAAAGCGAGGAAGAAAAGTGGCTAAACCTAAAGGCGGACTAACCGAGTGGTTTGGAAAAGGACCTAAAGGAGATTGGGTGGACATTGGTGCGCCCAAGAAAAAAGGTAAATTTCAAGCATGTGGTAGAAAGTCTGCTAAAAGCAGTAAACGTAAATACCCTAAATGTGTACCAAGAGCAAAAGCTAAAAGTATGACAGCAGCGCAAAGAAGAAGCGCGGTGAAAAGAAAAAGCGGTAACTATCGTCCTACCAACAAAGGTGCTGGTATGACTAAAAAAGGTGTACGCGCTTACAGGAAAGCTAACCCTGGATCAAAGCTAAAAACAGCTGTGACGGGTAAAGTTAAAAAAGGTAGCAAAGCAGCTAAAAGACGTAAATCTTATTGCGCAAGATCATTAGGTCAGTTGAAAAGAAGCTCTGCTAAAACTAGAAACGATCCTAATTCAAGAATTAGGCAAGCGCGCAGAAGGTGGAAGTGTTAATGAAACTAGGAATATTAAAGAATCTTGTAGGCACAGTAGCACCAACCATAGGAACAGCATTAGGCGGACCTATGGGTGGCATGGCTGCAAACATGCTTTCAGAAGTATTAGGCTGTGATCCTGAGCCAAAGAAAATACAAAAGGCTATGGAAACAGCTAGTCCTGAACAACTAGCTCAGTTAAAGAAAGTAGAAGCAGACTTTGAAGTGCAGATGAAAAAACTGGACATAGATTTATTCGCACTAGAAACAGCAGAAGTACAGGATGCACGAAAGAACTTTAGCAAAGACTGGACCGCAAGAATTATAGGAATATTTGTTGTAGGTGGGTTTATGGGCTACATATTCTTGGTAACTATTCAGCCTCCAGAACAAAACTCAGAAGCTTTGATAAACCTTGTATTAGGCTACCTTGGTGGCTTAGCAAGTGCTATCATATCTTTTTATTTTGGGGCTTCTAACAAACAAGACAACGAATAGAAAAAAATATAATATAGAGGGCACCATGGCAGTAGATTTTAGTTTTTTAGACAATCTTTTTACAGACGAAGATACGACTGATTACAGCTATTTGTTTGATGATGAGACTGATCTTACACCAGAGTTTAAGTCTACTGGCATAGGTTCTTTTGATATTTCTAGCTTGTTTGGTGACGATGACGATTACAGTTATTTGTTTGATAGCGATACGGATCTAACACCCAGCTTTACGCCTGGCGTAGATTTTAGCGATGTTTATTCTAGTTTATTTGATGAACCATCAGACTATGAGGACACTATAAAAGATATGTATCCTGATTTGTTCTTGCCATCATCAGACGAATTAATAGCAAATGCGGACACATCTAGTAATCTACTAGATACTCTTCTAGGTTTTGCTGGCGGTAAAAAAGGTAAAAGCAAAGCGCAAGGAATTATGCAAGGAATTACTGGAGGCATTACAGACTTTGCTAACTCTCCCCTGGGACAATTGCTTTTATTAAACTATTTAAAAGGTCAAGATAAAGATGCTAAAAAGATACCGATTGGACAAGAAGCGTATGGCGATCAAGGTCTTGGCAGTATGCCTGACTACAGAGTATTCAACATACAACCTGCATTAATGCCAGGTGTTGCTTATGCTAACGCACCGCCTCCCGAAATGAAACACGGTGGCGTGCATGGTGCGGGTAAAA